GACGGGTTTATGGATACCGGAGCTCCATAGCCCAGGTCCTTGCGGGACGGGGGGATTATATTTTTATTTTGAGACGGGTTCCAACGCATGCGCTACCTACCCGAGGCCCAATAACAAAGCGAAAAGTCCGCAACAAACACCAGCAACCACCCAACCGGCAGGCATGAATATCATACCTGTACCAATACTACAGAACATTATAAAGCAAACCATTAACAAATTTGCGAAAGTTCCTCTGTTCGCCTTGGCTGCTAGTGAAGATTTTGTTTTTTTGAGGAATAAAACTGGAGATAATAATACCACCCTAAGTCTTCCGGGTGATTTTTTGCGTTGTTTTTTTATGTTCTCTGATGCTGGTGGCATGTAAGATACAGTAGCGCAGAAGTTGGCCCTCGGGCACCATGGGCGCTATTTGATTGGTTACGTTAACTTATGGCATCAAAATCTAACTGGGAAGAAGTTCTAGAGTATCTGAGCCCCAAGCTGCCTCCTTTTTGCCCAGAAGAGCCATCTTTGAATCAAAAAGTTTTTTTGAGGACAAACTGCCTTGAAGGTCTCTTTGGTGGGGCGGCTGGTGGAGGCAAGTCCTCAGCCCTTTTGATGGCCGCCCTACAGTATGTGGATGTCCCTGGCTATTCAGCAATCCTCTTCCGTAGAACATTTGCCGACCTCTCTCTGCCAGGTGCCTTGATGGACCGCTTTAAATCGTGGATGAGTAACTATGACGATGTTCACTGGAATAACAATAGTTTCGTGGCCACCTTCCCATCTGGGGCTCGCATTTCATTCGGCTACCTAAATAACGTTAACGACTATCTGAGATACAAAGGTTCTGAGTTTCAGTTCATAGGGATGGACGAAGTTACAGAAATCCGAGAATCCGACTATAGATACCTTTTCTCTCGTCTGCGTCGTCCCGCAAGTGGTCCTTTGGCGCAGATTCCGCTTCGGATGAGGGCGGCATCCAACCCTGCTCCGAATTGGGTTCGTCAGCGGTTCATCGTAGAGGGCAGAGAGACTGGACGGGTCTTTGTTCCATCCACGCTTAAAGACAACCCAGGAATTGATGCAGATTCATATAGGCAGGCCCTGTCTGCCCTAGACCCCGTTGAACGGCGACGTCTAGAAGAAGGCGACTGGTGGTCGACGACCCTCGGTAGCCTTTTTGACCGCGAATCTTTCATAATTATTGACCCCAGCGAAATCCCCGTCATAACCAATTCTGCCAGAGTCGTTAGATTCTGGGACCTTGCAGCATCCGAGCCCACCGCGTCATACCCTGACCCTGACTGGACAGTCGGAACCCTCATGATGTTCGACGGTGGCGTTTCGTACATTCTTGACATCAAAAAAGCACGAGTAAGGGGCGAGAAAGTAGAACAACTAATTGCCCAGACGGCGGCAGAGGACGGATACGGAGTGGCCGTCAGGATGGAGCAGGAGCCTGGTTCATCTGGCAAGGCGCTAGTTGACCAGTACGCCAGATATGTGGTTCCTGGGTACGATTTTGGAGCTATGAGGCCAACCGGAGACAAGGTCACGAGAGCGCGTCCATTCGCTGCATCTGCTGCAAACGGGAATGTTCGCCTAGTTAGGGCTCCATGGCTCACAGATTTCCTTGATGAATTTTCATCTTTCCCCGAGTCCGCTAATCACGACGACCAAGTAGACTCCGCTGTTGGGGCTTTTACTTTTCTTACCGGCTTGGGGTTGCCTAGACGCAGGAAAGCTTCTATACTCCTCTAAACTAGCAAGCAATTAGACACATACTAAAGGGACCAATATGAGCTTAGAAAAAATCCAGGAACTCCGTTCGGCTATTTTAGAGCTTGACGGACATGTTTCGTCATTCCTTGCAGGGGACCCAACAGCAGAAGAAGCTGGAGAAGTTCTTGCAGAGTTAAACTTCCTCAAACGAGACATGTCTGTTGTCTACGAACAATTTGCAAATCTTTTTGCTGACATTATGGGCGCTTCTGACACGCTCCTCCTTCCAGATGGCACAACCATTGAAAAGAAATCTTCCTATGACCGAAAGGGCTGGAAGCACCTAGACCTGGGTTCTGCCGTTGCGGACCGTATCGTAAAAATGTCGGTTGATATGGATACTGGCGAAGTTACAAAATCTCCAAAACAAATAGCAGAAGAAATGCTTACATACTGCGCCCCTTCGTATTGGCGAATTAAAGAACTGAACAAAATTGGGATTAACGCCGATAGCTTTAGCGAAGTCGGCGAGCTCAAAACCAGCATTATTGTCCGTAAACCGAAAAACTGAATAGAGGAAAAATGACACAGAACAGCAACGATATCGCCCGTCTCTTGGCGGAGCCGTTTCCAGAAGAAATGGAACGAACACTCATAAAAAGTGGTGTTGAGTTAATTTATCTGCCAATTAGTGAAGTTATAAATCGCCTAAATAAGGTGCTGGGAATGAGCAACTGGTCATTCGAAATCATTTCTGTTGCTCGTGATTTAATCGATACCGACGAAATAATTGCGCACGTTTCCCTTACGGCAACGATTGATGGATGCACGATAACTAAGCACGGCTTCGGTGGACAGTCAGTAAAGCGTCAGAGAAAAGACAATAAGCCTGTTGACCTTGGCAACGATTTCAAGGGAGCAGTCTCGGATGCCCTTAAAAAAGCAGCACAGCTACTTGGTGTCGGACTTTATCTAGCACGCTCTTCCGATGCCATGGATGCCGAAGACGCAATTGGCGCATCCATGCCTCACGTTGAGCCGAGCCCCAATATTGAACCATCTTCTGAATTGGACGAAGAATGGAACAACTTTGTAGGCGTCACAAAGACTCTTGACAAAGAGCAAAAAGAGTCCCTAAATGACTTTTGGGCGAAATACTCTTCTGGAAAGCCAAAGCCGACCCGCACTACAGTGACAGAAGAAGAAATTAAGGCTCTCATAGTAGAAGCAATGCGTTTATCTTTCGGAGCGACAATTATTGAGTCACCAAATGACAAGTGAACAGTCGGTTGTCATGAAAGCCCCAAACATGCTTTCACCGTCTTCAATTGGAACATTCCGTCAGTGTCCATTAAAGTTTAAGTTCACTAAAATTGATGGCTTGCAAGATTCTCCCACTGAATCCACAATGCTTGGAAATTTCGTGCATGAGATTCTCGAAACAATGTACGCCCTTCCTCCTGAGCAAAGAACTCAAGACACTGCGAGATTGATTGCTCGCGACCTGTGGGAGTCAAAATGGGAAGAAATGGTAAAAACCATTATTCGTTCAGAAAAAGAAATCAAACTTTTTAGGTGGACCGCTTGGTGGTGTGTTGAAAATGTTTGGGCCCTAGAGCAACCTATGGAGGTTCAGCCATGGGCGATTGAAGAGCATGTAGAGGGGGAAATCTCTGGAGTGAAGCTCCACGGATACATAGACCGCCTTCATGTGGATGGAGATACGGCCAAGGTTTGTGATTACAAAACCGGGAAAACTCCCAAAAAACAGTATGTTGATGATAAGTATTTCCAATTAATAATTTACACTCAACTTCTAGGAAGTGCCGGAATAGAGGCAAAAAACTTTGAGATTGAATTGCTTTATCTAAAAGACGGCGTCAGATTTGAAAAACGAGTAACCGAAGAAGACATTGCAAATGTTGCTTCTGTCATTGCTGAGGTTAAAGCCGGCATCGACCTGAGAATTGCTCAGGGTCATTTTGAGCCAAACAAGTCAATTCTTTGCAATTGGTGCGGCTTCAAGTCAATTTGCCCAGCCTGGAAATAAGTTGCAGGCCCTAATGGAGACATCACAGATTAATAAAACAATGAATACAAAATGGAACGACGACGCCTTTGCAAGAATGGTTGCCGAAGAAGTAAAAAACAAAACTTCACTTCAAGAACGCGAAGAACTTCAAAATCCAGAACATTGGGATAGATGGAAGCGTGCTCTTATAGCTCTTTCGGACAACCTACAAAGACAAATTGACTCAATAGAGGCAGATAGTGAATCAGACCAGCAGCGTTATTCTTCTCTTGGTGCCAAAGGTGGGAAACTAACGACGGAAGCACTTCGTTACTATGGTGAAAAAGCAACCCGAATCAAGAGATTCAAATATCACGTAGACCGCCGTCTTGACGACGTCTGCCTAATGATTGACACAGGGGAAACCAGTAATAACGACGGGTGGAAGGAAGTTGACTTTTACCGCAGGGCAATCATTGCGCACAAAAACTTATTAGAAGAGTTTGACCTTGAAGATACGGCCATCGACCGTTCGCTATGGGATTGCCTTGATGGTAAATGGACTTTCGGGGACATTAATAATGACAATTTATGATGTAATATTCATACTTAATGAAGCCCAATAAGCCAATTAAACGAACGCCGCTCAAACGCAGTACAAAGAAAATAGCCAAACGTAGCCAAAAAACTGAAGAAATATACGTTGAGCGCCGCAAGATTGTTGCTCGAATGCTGTCTGATTTCCCACTTTGTTTTGCCTGCCCAGTTTTTGCCAAGAATGATGGATTGCATGTTTTTATTCATCGCAATAGTGTCGATGTGCATGAGCTCGTTCGTCGCTCGCAGGGTGGCTCAATACTTGAAGAAGAAAATCTCGTTACCGTGTGCAGAAAGTGTCACTCAAGAATCGGCAACGAACCGGCCCTTGCTTTTTCGCTTGGGTTGGCCAAACACTCATGGGAGTGAGTGTATTATTTAGTTATCTTCAGAAATCGCTACCTGAGGACCCAAATAGGTGCACGGGCGGGTAGTTGTTCAATGGTGAGCCACTGCCCGCCTTTGTATTTGCTATAGTCCCTAATTGTGCGTTTGCTTGGGCTTGACCTTTCTCTTACATCTACCGGTTACTGTGTAGAAGGAGAAACTGGAATAATCGCCCTGAAGCTAAAAGGGGCTGAAAGACTGTCTAAGGTTTCTGACGAGATTATTAAAATAATTACCACCCACTCGATAGAAGCAGTCATAATTGAGGGCTATTCTTTTGCCTCGCGCAACAGCCAGGCACACAGTATTGGTGAAATGGGGGGCGTTGTGAGAATGAAGTTGTGGGAGATGGGAACCCCCTATGTAGAGGTCCCACCTACCTGTAGGGCGAAGTTTGCCACCGGTAAGGGCAATGCCGGGAAGACTGAGGTTATTTCGGCTATTTCTGCCAAGACCGGACTCACTTTTTTGGGTGCTGGAGCAGATGACGAATGCGATGCATGGATACTCCGGCAGATGGGCCTTGCTTATATCGGAGAATCAAAGGAATCTTGGACTAAAGAGCAATTAGAGGCTTTAATAAAAGTAGACTGGTCCCCTATCGAGGGAATGAGAGAGGTTTCTTAGTATGAGAACAACGCCAATTAGCCAAATTGATATTGAGCAGGAGTTGCTCCGGTTGATGGATATGCTTGAAGAAGAGACAGAGCAATTTGAATCTCTATCTATGGATATGGCAAAAAAAGAAGCTCTCTATAAAGCCAATTGGGCTCGCGAATATCTGTCTGCCAAGGGGTCTATAAAAGAGAGAGAAGCGTGGGCGGATTACAAGCTTGACCAGGAGTACTTTGAATACAAGTGTGCCGAAGCTCTTGTTAAATCTAAAAGAGAAAAGCTTCTTTCCGTTCGCTCATCCATGGATGCAATACGAACACTAAACGCCAACGTTAGAAATCAGGTATAGAACTATGACTCATGGAATTCACGAATCACTCATTCAAATGGCCGTAGACATCGAGACGCTGCTGCCATTAGAATCAAACCCCAGACGCGGTGACGTAGGAGCAATTATGGCTTCGTATCGCGAATTTGGACAAATCAAACCAATAGTTGTTCGACCCAACGATGATGGAACGGCGACAGTTATCGCTGGAAATCACCAGCTAGAGGCAGCAAAAAGGTTGGGCTGGGACAAAATAGCAGCCGTCAGCTTTGCGGTTGATGGCGAGCGAGCTATTGCCTTTGCACTTGCAGACAACAGAACGATGGAGCTTGGATATACCGAGCCAGAGTTATTGAATGAAGTAATACTTGAACTGGCAGATATCTACCCGGAGCTCATCAACGGACTCGGATGGGATGAATTTTACACTGCCGAAATAGAACAAAAACTCATTCGTGAGGACAATAGAGTAATAGAGCCTGGGGCTGGATTTATTCCACCGACTATCACTGGGTCTTCAGACAACGGATTTACTGTTGTTGCAAAATTTGACAGTTATGACGACTATGACAATTATGGAGAGAACAAAACAAGCACAAACGCATCACCTACTGCGCCAGAACTAGACCGTAATATGGTGAACGTTACCCATACGGAAGATGGCAAGCAACACATTGAAATACGTTCAGGCTTCGACCAAAATGATGCCGTCAAACGTGGCTCGACGACCGTCTCTCCGGGTTCGGCCCCACGAGCCGTCGTTCAGTGCACAATTGTATTTGACGACACGACACAGCAGGCTAGATGGTATGAATTTTTGAAGTGGATAAAATCCGACCCCGCAGTAGTCGGAGCAACTACCGCTGAGAAGCTGATAGATTTTATTAATCAACACATAGAGGTTTAATATGGACCAACAAGAACAGGTATACAGACATCTACTACAAGTGGCTAGGGTCTCCAAGAATGACTGTCCGAAGATATTGGACATCATGGACAAGCACATAGCGGACTCCGCATATTGGAAGGCTGTTGCCGAGAGAGCTCTAAATGAGAATAACGAACTCAGGACAGAAATACTCCGCCTCAACAAAATGCACAAAAACTAATGACTCGTCAACGCCTGTTCTTGGATATGAGCTGCGTTGACGCTGCTCGTCAAAGAATACGTCACGTATACGACACCTTTGACACGGTGTGTGTTCAATTTTCTGGCGGCAAAGACTCAACCGCCGTTCTTCTCCTTGCCAAGGAGGTCCACGAAGAGCGTGGCCTAGGCCCTGTTAAGGTGATTTTCCGCGACGAAGAAATGGTGAGCCCTGTCGTCATGGACTACGTAGAGAGGGTCCGCAACTACGATTGGGTTGACATGGAGTGGTACTGCTTGCCATATCCAGCAGAAATTTGGGTTCTTGGTTACAGGATAACGACCCTCCTGTGGAGTCAAGAAAGATTTGAACAAGGCAGGTGGGTGCGACCGATGCCCCCATGGGCAATCAGCGGCAAGAATTTTGGACTAAGTCACAGCGTTTCATTGCCTGAACAGACCGATTACTACACAATGCAGGGCAAAAAAGGAAATGTTGCCTTTCTGACTGGAGTCAGAGCAAGCGAGTCGATGGTTAGATACAGGTCGATTGTTCAGAAACTTCACGAGAATTACATAAATACGCCGTACAAGTTAAAAAAGGGAATACCACTCAAGTTCGCCAAAGTCATATATGACTGGAATACGGATGATGTTTTTAAATTCATCATCGAGGAACACGACGCAGAATACTGCAAGTACTATGACCTCGCAACAATCACCGGAAGCAACACGCGAGTTGGAATCCCCTTGCATGCGACTGCAATAAGGCGGATTGGAGACGTTATTGCTACGGAACCAGAATTCTACGACAGGCTTTACGAGTGCTTCCCATACATAGACGCACAACGCAGACTTTGGCCAGAGTTTGACTCGGAGAAGCTGATTGATATCTACTCTCAGTTTGGATTTGATGGTGCATCAAGTTTCATCGAACAATACTTGGTGGGCGAACGACGTCAAACGGAAGCCCGTGCTTATGTTTCTAAGTTTAGAAAAAAGCACCTATCAGACCCACACGGGTACCCAGTTAGCTGGCTTATAAGAAATTTGATGCTGAACGACATTGACGTTAACTCTCCAACACCAGTTGGACCCAAGACAAAGGCGCACACTGTCAGGGCAGTAGAACTAGAGAGAGCAGACATATATGAATATTAATATTGAATACGTAGAGCCATCGCGCTTATCTACTCCTGAGTGGCGAGCTACGTACACCCTGCGTCCGGAGATGTTAATAATTTCAGCATCGCTATCTGAGCTTGGATTCATTCAACCGATACATGCTCGCTTATCTACCGGGGAGATAATTGATGGTTCCGAGCGTTTTATTTTGGCAACCAGTATTCCGCAGATTTTAAAAAAGACCGAGGGGAAAATTCCAGTAGTTTTTCATGACGTCGACCAGGTTGACGCGATGATGATGCACCTTCGCCTAAATCGAGGGCATTCACACGTGATTGCGGAGAAAGCTTCTAAAATCATCAGGTCCGTCAGGCGTTCCGGAAAGTACGGCGCATCCGATTTCCAGGACATTCTCTGCATGCGAGCAGAAGAACTTGCATTAATGCTTGACGGAAATCTGTTCAAAGTCAGAAAAATAAAAGAACACAATTACGCTAGAGCATGGGTTCCGATAGAGGCTCCTCCGAATTCTGTGCCCCCAGAAGTGCTTTCAATAGAAAGACCACCCAATTCCGACAGATAGATAAAAGTATTTTCTGGTATATTTGAACAAAGACTATAGGAGCTTTTATGCCAGGAGTACGCTACGGCCCAGACATTAGTGATGACGCCGCACATATTACCGATTTTGTCAAGGAAACGCAAGCAAAGCTGCGCAAGGGAGTGAAGGTAGACACCCGGGACCGCAAAAAACTTGATAAATATAAACAGATTGCAGAAGACATTTTTGGTGTAAAGCCCGAAAACTTCGATAAAGGCAAGCTTGGCGATTTGGCAGAAATGGCCAGATACGGTGGTTCCAAGTCACGAAGCAAGGCTGCAAAAAGTTGGAGAACTGGCGGAACCATGAAAAAGTCCGTCAGTAAAGAGTTTGCAGACCGTGGCGACACTAGTGGTCGCAAGCCTGGTGGCGTAGGCGCCCCAGCCGATTCATGGTACGCGGGTCGCACCAGGTCAAAGAGATTCCGGGAACTTGAAGGCCGAGCTCAAAGAAGAATGAATAAAAATGGAGCAAAGTTTGGCAGAGACCCCATTGCAAAGGGGACCACAAAGCCAGGCAACTTCTTATCTCAGGTTGATAAATTGAACATAGCAAGAACGCGTGAAGGCAGCAGCGATATTCTCAACAGACCAAGAGGAGGGAAGGCCGCTGCAGGTCGCATTAAGCGTGTAGGTGGACCAATTCGTCCACCTAAGGCTAAATCAAACCAAAAGGCGGCGCAACGGGCAAAAACTCCAGCGGAACGAGCAGCCGCGGGCAGGCGTGAAGCTGACAAACTTGCAAAAGGCGGAAGCAAAAAAGGCAAGAAGAAATAAACTTCTTCGCGCCGATTTAGTTCCTCATTAAATAGTCATCATGTCTTTCGAAGCCACTATCTGGCTCAAAGTCTTCCAGGATGTCATCCCAGTGAATGTCTTCTTCTGTGGCAATATCTTCCTTAATGAGGAACTCTTTGACGGACGGTCTCGGTTCTAGCGTTGCTACGTACTTTCCCGTTTCGTCTTTACCAATAATCTTCATACCTGTAGCGGCCATCATGGAGCAAGTGATGGACCATAGAAAATCCGTGTAATCACTCATTGCATCCTCATTGACTTCGCCTTCTTCGTCAAAGATGTTTTCTTCTCTTTCGTTTACCCAGAAAAAAAGGACCTTTAGGACATTTTGCAAAACTTCAACATTTGCTGCCCGCTTGGTTTCTTCGTTGGAAAAATATTCTGTAATCGTAATTTCTGTTTTCATTTGGATTCATTCTCCTTTTCAAAGTGTTCTAGTGACTTATATGGCTTGAATTTCACAACGTAGTCGCCGTTAATATTCTCCCCAACCACCCGCATCCCTGCCACGGCCATCAAGAGCGAGGCAAGGCCAAAAGACTCGTCCATCAGTTCATCTATGTCCGAGTCGCTCATTGGCTGACCGTCGGGCATGAACAGGAAAAAAATAACCCTAGTTATTCTTCCAAGAATCTCCATATTTATTGACTTAAGGTCATCTCCCTTAATGTCAATAATTGTATCGAATTTACTTTTTCCCGACATGGCATGAATCTACACCAATTCCGTTGCTCGGTCAACCCTTCTCTCCTCCCACAAGTTAACTAGGTGTTAGAATTTGATGAAGCATTTATTTGCAAAATCGCTTTATCACGGGAGTGACGATGATTGTCTCAGTTAATGATGTCAAGGTATATATGGATATCAAGCTGTCGGCACGTCAGGAAGATGCCGCCGTCATGGTCCTCGCCGGTCTTCAAAGCGAGCTCGAATCATTCCTACGTCGCCCGATAGAGGTCGGCGAATATGTAGAAGAGCACCGTCTGGACTCCAATCACAATGGCACCCCAATGGGGACATTTTTAACAGCAGACAACACCAGTTATAATTCTTCTTTCACTAAAGGTTCATACACCGACATAGTTGCGTGGGCGACACCGCCACCCGCTATTTACTTTAGAAATACCCCAATTGCTTCAATATCAGAGGTTAAGGTAAAGCCACTTTTTGGCACGGAAAGAGTACTTATTGAAGATACCGACTACGTTACGCGAACATACGGGATTGATTACTACCACGGATATTCGGATGACCTAATAACCATTACGTATACCGCTGGATTGGATGGTCCATCAATACCCGTCTTCAAGCTAATGATACTTAGAGCAGCATCACGTGAAATGCAAAACATGCACGATGACGTGGTTGGAGTCAAAGACATCACAACAAGAAATACCGGTCCGCTTGTTACGGGCTTCCTTGATTCGGAACTTTCTTCATTGCGCAAATACCGTCGCGTTCGGGCTTAATTATGTCCAGAAGCGGCATAGTAGTTTATATTGGAGATACTGATTTCCACGGCGAGGACGCAAAGGACCGCTTAGGAAACATGAAAGACAGGGCTAAATCAATGCGGCCTGTTTTGAATTGGGCTAAGGGTTATTTAGAAAGAGCATATTCTAAGAATTTCACCACCATGGGTGCCCTTTCCGCCAAGGCGATGCTCAAGGGTGCATGGCCACCACTTGATGAAGAGTATGAGTCGTGGAAGTTCCGTAACGCACCTGGGGCTCCGCCCTTGGTATTAACTGGAAAGCTGTTTCGCAGCGTTGCCGGCATTGGGTCTAGCCCCAAGAACTCAATTAGTGACATGGAAGCAACTTTTGTGGTTGATAGCCCAATTGCAAAATTTCATCAGTATGGAACCCAGGACATGCCTGCTCGCAAGATACTGTTCGTTCCCAATAGTTTTGACAAAGACATTAATAAAAAAGCAACGCAGTACATCGTCCAGGGGAGCAAGCTGGCATGACCTACTTAATGAATGGCTCGCATTTTGCTAAAAAATATGTCAATGACTATTTGACCGCCGACCTTCCGATTCGCCTCATTCGGTACAGAAACGGCTGGAACCTCGATAGCACAAAGCTTCCGGACCCCGGTCAGTACATAGGTTACGAGCCAATGGCGATAGATGAATGGCCCTCGGTTATTACCGTCGCGCTCTCCATGAATGGACTTGAAAGAATAGGTTACGACCAAACCGACCCTCTTTATCGCGTCAGCTACTCCATGCGGACCTATCTATGGGTGCGAGACGAAGGAAACGAAGCAACAACTTTAATGAGAGATAGATTGACGACGGTAACTAGGAGCGCCCTTCTTGACTACCCTTGCCTCAAGGCCCACGACTCACGAACGTCTTTTAGGGCTCTTATCAGCGAAAATAGCTTCCGGGAAGAGTATTCAGACATAACCCTACTCAAGGGCGACCGAATGATGGCAGGGGCATACATTGCCTACACGCTAGAAATGGACGAGGTTGTCGCTCGAGAAGCATTGGGTGTTGTCTCAGAAGTAGAGGTCGAGACCACCCCTACTGGTGTTGGTCAGGAGATGCCGTCCCTTGATTACTGAAAATATTGTTTTAAAAGTTCAATTCATAGTTGCACAAAATAATAGAATCCCATCTGTACAATTGAAATCACAAACAGGATTCCCTATGCGAAACAGTGAGGTTCTATGCCTGGCGTAGTCATTTCAACTTCAGTTAGAACTGGTCCATCAACGGCAACGGTGCGCGAATCTTCGCAGCTGTTCATTGTTGGCAAAACAGAGCGTGGTCCATCGGACGAAGCCGTACTTGTCGAGAGTCTTAGTGACTTCGAAGACATTTTCGGTGGATTTCTGACGTCCTCGTACACCCACCCAACGGTGGAGACATTTTTCGAGGAAGGTGGAACGCGAGCTTTCATTGCGCGCGCCGTTGGTGCATCAGCAACAGTCGGCTCGTTGACTTTGAATGGTCCAGCCTCCGCCGCCGCAATTACGTTGACGGCAAATGGCGCAGGCGCTTGGAGCGCGGACGTCGGAGTTGCTGTAACGCACCCAACCGCAACAACCTTCAAAGTTGATATTTACTACGACGGCGTTTTGAAATACACAACTGGAAGCGTAACGACAGTATCACAGGCAGTCGGACGAATTAACCTAAGTGCGGTTGCTGCTCGCTATGTGACAGCAGCGGTTGCTTCTGGTGGTACGGCCCTGAAGCCGGTAGTACTTGCAGAAACGGCGTTGGGAACAGGCGACGACAACAATGACACCGTAACTTCTGCTGAATACATCGCTCAGCTTACGTTGTTCAATGACGCTCTCGGCTCGGGCGCTGTTGTTTGCCCAGAGGATAGCGGCGACACTGTGGCTGAAGCCCTCATCGACCACGCAAACGCAAATAGCAGAATCGCAATTTTGTTTGGAACAGAAGACGCAACTGCTACCGCCATGAAGGAAAAGGCACTCTCACTTCAAACGGGAGAAGGCTCAGAGCATGCGGCACTGTACCATCCGTGGGTTTTAGTTCCCACTAGCGTGCCTGGCATAGGACGATTCATTCCACCAGTTGGATATATCGCTGCAAAGCGCGCCGTTGCCCATAATGGGACCGGACCACATCTTCCAGCCGCAGGAATTGTTTCAGCGGCCAAGTTTGTGACCGGCATCAAGACTGACATTAGCAAGGTTGTCGGTGACGACCTTGACGAAGGCAACGTAAACGCAATTCGAGTGATTCAAAACACGATTCGCGTGTATGGAGCCCGTTCGCTCTCTTCCGATAACGACAACTTCCGCTATATCACGCAACAGGATGTTGTTAACTCAATCGTTACAGAGTGCTACCGGTCGCTTGAAGATGTGGTGTTCAGCTCAATCGATGGAAGAAACACCATTTTCGCTGACATCGAGTCACGCCTTGTGTCAATCCTGTCGGTAATGCGCAACCTCGGTGCTCTTTACCCAGCATTTGATGCCAACGGCCGTGAGCTAGATAACGGATACATCGTGAAGTGCGATTCCTCAATCAACCCAACCTCACAGTTGGCAAATGGTTTGGTGAAAGCCAGAGTCGGTGTCCGTGTCAGCAGCATTGGTGACAGAATTGAAATCGATATCGTAAAGTCTAACCTCACTTCAACAGTGGTTTAATCGAAGGAAGTAGCTAATGGCAAAAGTATCACAGAGACAAGTACTTGCAACAATAGTTCCAAGCACTTTCATTAACGGCAAGCAGCAGACCAACGTGCAGGTGAACCTTCCCAAGTGGGGTAATCTTCGCTTTGCCCAGGTGTCGGGTGGAGAAATCACCGCCTCTGTAGAAAAAATCTACGAAGGTGGCAGTGCTCGACCTACAGTTCTCTGCGCTCCATCTGAAATAGGCGACATTACACTGACGGCACACTACGACGACGATATGACCAGCGCCGATACTGCTGCTGGCATTGGCGCCAAGCTGCAGGGCCTGCGCAAATATGTAGGTACCGGTTACTACAACATTACGGTATCTGTTTATAGCTGCGACATCAAAGACCCCACAAACGACAGAATTTACTCCAATGCTTTGTTGGTGGGAATGACCGAACCAGAAGGTGACTCTTCTTCGGGTGCTCCGGCGACATTCGCCTTGACCTTTGCTATCTCGGACGTAAACGCACCAACTTTAAGCTAGTTGCATAGAGTCGGTTAATTATGTGATAGTTTTTGCTCTATGAGCGAAAATTCACTATACGTAACTGAAGAAGCCGACGACGGAAAAAGCAACAAGAAGTCAACTCATCGTGATTCCTTGTTGCCTGCCGCCAAGGAAGAGACCCAGCTTGAAAAGCTGAGAAACATTGTCAAGAAAAAGGTTGAGCGGTCCGTAGTCCACATTCAGGTGACAGAACGCCCGGGTGTAAGCCTCAAAGTGAGCCCCAATATCACTCAATCGCAGATGAAGAACTGGCGCAAAAATGCTGGTGAAGATTCAAGAAATGGACTTGACTCGCTCAAGTTTGCTTGTCTAGTTATCGGCCACACCACCATAGGTATCTGCATTGATGATGAAGAGATTTTTGACGAAAACGGCAATAATCTCAATTTTGCCCATCCTCAAATTCTCGAAATGACCGAGTCGATGAAGCCGGTTCCGGATGCAGTTCGGGCGATGTTTGGCGTTGACCCACATGTTGAATCCGCAGCTTTGGCAATCCTTGACTCCGCTGGATACTCAGACACGGTTGCTGCTGTGGACCCTACGAAGGAGTCTTCGACGAACTAGTTGAAGATTCCACACTTATATCTGCGGCAAGATTAGGCGAGTTATTTCACGTTAGTCCATTGGAATTAATGGACGTAGACGATAATGACTGGTTACTACTTCTTGCCTGTGCTAAAGTTATAAGTAACGACCGCGAAGAGCAAGAGCGCAAGCCGAAGACTTAGGGGTGGAGCCCCCATAGCTTGGCAGCCTTACACTCACGTGACTTAAAACTCACACGGAGTGCCAAATGGCTGATGAAATAGTTGATATTAAAATTAAGTTTGAGGCCCAAACTAGGGAGCTCACTAAAGCAATAGCTCAGCTTTCATTACTAGAAAAAAGAGTAAAAAAACTTTCCAGCGGCAGGGGCGAAGCTCTCGCTCAACAATCGGGTAGTAAACTAGCAAATACCACAAAAGGCTGGAAACGCAGTTTCGACGCCATAGATGCTGGCGCCAAAATGGCAGGAAAAGGGCTCACTAAGTTCCTCGGTATGGCTATCAAGGGTGTCGTTATAGAAATGGCAGCCCTTGGAGCTGCGATGATAGGAGTCCACGCACTATTTGCAGCTGGGCAATTACTTGTCAAAGCATATAGGGGGGCGATGCAAATGCTTTCTGCTGGTGCGGCGGGGGTAGTCGTCGCAATATCGGCAGCGAGCGCCGCTATCAGGGAGCAGCAGGCCGCCATTTATGCCTACAGAGGCAAGGGAGCCCCTGCATTTGGTTCAGCGATGAATCAGACAAGAATGGGCATGCGGAACCTACAGAGCGACGCAAGTCTGGCGACTCTCGGAGTCGAAGCACTCAACAAGGCTTACGGAACCATGTCCAAGTCGATGAATACCGCACAAATAAATAAAAGCGGTGCATCAATCAAGGCTTTGATGGACTTTGGTTCAGCGGGCCAAGACCCCGCAAAGGGCCTAGAACAAGTATCTATTGTTATCGAAAATCTTTCTAACAGTAAAAAGAGTATTTCTGACGTAATAACAGAAGCTAAAAAACTTGGCCCAGAAATGGAAAAAGCCCTAAAAGGGACAACCATAAAAACCAAGGAACAATTTAAAGAACTTCTGATGTCCGGGCAGTTGGCGGACAAAGGCGGTGTCGCTGGTCAGTTTGAAGCCGTAAACGGTACTTTAATCTCCCAGATGAAGGGCTACTTTAGTCGATTGCGTGGCGAGTTTGCTGATTTTGGCGACCAGTTCTTGGAGCCACTCAAGGCTTCATTTGAGAGGGTATTCGGGACAATACGCAGAGACTTGCAGCGCATAATGGGCGCTATTTCATATAGTTTTGGGGCGACGGGCATAATCGACGGCTTTGCTGGCGGAATAGAAAAAGCATCTAATTGGCTCGTGAAAATGATTCGCGAATACCTCCCTGGCGCGTTAGGCATGTTCGACAGAATTGGAGATTGGTTCTCTAAATTCAAGCGTGGTTGGGATATGGTCCTTGAGCAAACTCGCCCACTCATAGATGGCGCAAAGGTGCTTTATAAAGCTTTTACTCCAGTGTGGGAGGCAATTAAACGAGGTGCCGGAAACCTGACCTTATTCAAGGACCTTCTTGTTGAAAACAAAAATGAAGTTGCAGAATTCGGCGAACGTGTTGGGGAGCTCATCGATTCTTTATCAAAATTCTTCATGAATCTTAAAAAGATGTTCATGGATATGCTCCCCTTTTTGAGTGACTTAGTATCTGGACTAACAAGCGTCTTCAATATGATTTCCAAAATGTTTAGTGGTGGGGCTGGCGGAGGACTAGCTTCGGCCCTTGCACCATTGCTGGCATTCTCGATTATAGGTAAAAAAATGAGCGGCGTAAAGGGCCGTTTAATGCCAGGGGTTCAAACTGTCAAGACCATGAGCGTTAACGCTCAAAATGTTTCTATTGGTGGCAAAAATCTTGGTCCGGCTGGCCCAACGTCATCGCTGGCCTCAGGTCGTGGTGGGGGCGGCGGAGGGGCCCTTTCTAGCGGATATCCGGCGACGAGTCCAGTAATCATGCCTGGGTCGGTCACTGGTTCAAAATTCCGTGCTATTTCAAACGACCCGAACTCGAAGTTTTTTGGAAGCGCAAAAGCTGGTAGTCGACATCAGGTTGCTCTTAGCGGAATAGATGGCAGAATTGTAAAACGCAAAGAAATAGATAGCAGAATTGGCCGTGGGGTTGTATATGCGGCCACTGGAGCTCGCGCTAGAGACCCTTACGCGGACAGGGGTCAGATAACAAATCCAGACGGCACGACCAAGCCGGTCAATCCTAATGTCAACCTCCCACTGAGCGCAAAATTTAGGGCCACTCAATCTCTCAATGCCCGCTCAATGGATGAGCTGCGACAAATAGCTACACAAAAAGGGATTGTTGGTACTCAAATCGGCGGAGTAATGGGGGGTGGTCAGCAAGGACCAGGTGCACCCAGAATGAGTGATACTTTCGCCGATAGAAAACTACTAGTCAAAGCAATAATGGCGAAGAAAGGCTCGACCGCAGAATTCAAGAATGACGGTCGTACGGTAAGCATCGGGCAAGGTCTTGCCAACAGCGCAAAGCGTGGCGCGCTAAAGGCCGTAGGAGTCGCCGATAGGGGGCAATACCTCGCTAGACGTGGCTTTGGCGCCATTCGCGGCGGTTTCGCTCAGATGAACTCTGGGGCATGGGATGCAGAGAAGGGCGAGTACAAGGATTTAGGTACGGCACGTGGGGCTTTGCTAGCCAGAAGGGGCGAAAGCGATAAGCAAGGAGGCCTAAAGAAGCTTGGAGGAAGACTGTCTTATCGTCGCGATATGAACAGAATTTCACGAAATGATAGCAAATTTGGCGGAGGAGTAAAAAAGTTTAACAACAGTATGGGCGCGAAAATGGGCGTCGGTATGGGACTAGGACTGGCAAGCCAATACGCCCCTGAAGAAATGCAAGGAGCAATTGCGCTAGGCGGAATGGTTGCGCAAGTGAACCCCATGTTGGGTGCTGCCGTTGCAGGAATCGGCTCCGCGCTCAAGGCAACGTCAGTGAAGGCTGGAGCACTCGCTGGAGCAGCCGGTGGAGCAGCCGCAGGCGCAATGTTCGGACCTTATGGCGCGGCGATAGGTGCTGGAGTGGGCCTTCTTGTTGGAGGCATTATGGGTGCGGTGAATGCTGGTAAAGAGAAGTTAAAAAAGGCCAAAAAGATTATAGACGCCAGCATGGCTAGCTTCTTCATGATTGACCTCCAGAAAGCGGGTCGGCAGTTTCAGAGAAATGCAGAAACAGTAAAAGGTGGCGGAAGCCTCAAGGGCCGAGATGCCGCAATGGTGGGCCTGGGGACAAGCTTTGGAAAAACTTTAGGTCAGTTTAATAGGGATATTACGGCAGCCATTGCAGCTGGTGGCGGAAGTTACGAGAGTAATGGGAAAACAGAATTTAATGACGCCAAAGGCATACTCGACGAATACTTCAAAACAGATTCAGGTAAAAAATTAACATCAGAGGAGAGAGACGCTCTAAAAGCCAGAGCAACCAACTCTATCCGACATATCATGAAAACATCAGACCCGCTCATCGAAGCGCAGTTGTCGAGAATAGACAAACAAAACACCGAAAGAATCGGCGCATTATCACGAGCTACGGGTAAGAGCGGAGCAGAGCTAGAGCAGCTGGCAAAAACGCTTGGCGTCGACCTGTATGACCCAACAATAAAATACAACGACCTTCTTTTAAAGTTCTCAGGCTCCCTGAAAAAGACCGGAGCAGAATTAAACGACCTAATA